ATATGCATATCAGCGCGGTCGAATACGAGCCGGGATCTCCCGTACATCTCTGGATGGACCCCGGATATGCAGGGGCATACGCCGTTGAGGTAGTGCAGGTCAGGGGTGAGCAGCTATGCGTTATCGACGAGATATATGAACAGGGACTAGTGACCGACGATATCATCGATGTCGCCCGCTCAAGGGAATGGTGGCCCGATGTCCACTTCGGAGTGATAGATATAGCGGGGACACAGCACCAGGCGATGGCCGCACCCACCGAGGTGTGGCTGGACAAGACGGGGCTATACCTCTCCAGCCAGAAGATAAGGATTAATGAGGGGACAGAACGGCTCAAGGGGTGGTTGAAGGTAGACCCCAAGACCCATGCCCCGAGGATAGTGTTCTCCCCCAGGTGCCACGGGATCATATCTGAGTTCGGGTCTGCGCCCAACCCCTTTGACGGGCAGACCAAGGCTTACAGGTGGAAGACTGATAGGGAGGGGAACATAGTTGGCGAAGTGCCGGAAGACAAGTATAATCATGGTGTTAAGGCCATGATATACGGACTCGTAGACCGCTTCGGGTACGGTTACATCGAGAACCGGGGCCGTATCCGTGTGAAAAGGTGGGTGTAGATGGCCAGGCGCAGACCGGAAGAGATAATCGAACTGGTGGATTCTCATTACGATTCCACCGAGCCCATGCGGCAGAGGATGCAGGACGACCATGCCCTGTACCGTCTTGAGCCCTACGATGCAGGTGAGGGCTACCAGAGCTATACATCGAATGACCCCCAGACTTATGCCGAGAAGGTTATAGGCTGGATTGCCGGTGCGGAGATGACGGTCAGGATACCCCATGACGGGGCAGAGCCTGACCTGAGAGAACGCAATGACCTGAAGGAGCGCTTCCTGATAGGTGTCCTGCGGGCCGCGGACGAGCGGCTCTGCCGCCTCATGATGCCGTCGCTCAGGAACCAGCTCGGGTGGTATGCGGCTCTAAGGGGCTGGTATGCGGGCCGGGCGCTCCTCGCCAAGCGTGAGGACGGCTCCACATATGTGGATATCACACCTTGGGACCCACTCCATACCTACTGGGGCATAGGCCCGGAGGGTCTTGACTGGGCGTGTTACAAGATGCCGAAGACCAAGGACCAGATATTCGCACAATACAATGTGCGGATTGACTGGGACGCCCCTTACACGTCGGACGGCATAAATGTGTATGACTTCTATGACAAGGAGATGAACACCATCATCATCCACAACGGCTCCACGGCGAGCCCGTTGCTCAGGGTGGTGAAGAAGCAGATAAGGCACGGCTCCGACCAGGTGCCGGTGTTCCTGGGGCCCATAGGGGCCAACCCCTACATCGTGGCGCTGTCCCAGTCCTCCATGCAGGACACCGTTGCGGACGTGGGAGAGAGCGTGTTCCGTGCATCACGGGACCTGTACCCGAAGCAGAACCTGATGATGAGTACCATGCTGGAACTGACAGCCAGGTCACGGAGGCAGGGGCTCATAGTCCGTTCCCGGGACGGGACAAAGACACTGGATGAGGACCCGTATCTGGAGGGTTCCGAGATAGCCCTTTCCCAGAACGAGAACGTGGAGCCTCTGGGCCTCCTGGAGATGGCCAAGGAAACAGGCGCGTTCATGCAACTGGTATCGAGTGAGATGCAGAGGGGGTCAATACCCCACTCCGTATACGGGGACATACCCTTCCAGCTTTCCGGTTTTGCCATCAACACCCTCCGTCAGGGAGTGGAGACAGTGGTGAGCAAGTACCTGAGAGGGGTGGAGAAGGCCTACGAGATGATATTCAACCTGATATCAGACCAGTATTCCTCCGGTGCGTACAAGTCCATTGAGGTGTCCGGGATGGACCGGAACAGGGTTTACTTTACTGAGCAGGTAGAGTCGGATATGATTAAGAACACGGGGTCACCGGTCGTGAATCTGGTGGGACAACTGCCACAGGACGACATGACCAGGTACTCGATGGCACAGATTGCCAGAGAGGGGCCGACCCCTCTCCTGTCGGACAGGGCGATAAGGGACAGGATCTTGGCCATACAGGATGCAGACCAGATGGACGACTCCATCAAGGAACAGATGGCAGAGCGTATGCTGCCCGAGGCGGCACTCTGGACACTGCTCCGTGCAGCGGAGCGCCAGGGGCGGGAAGACCTGGTGCAGTTCTATGTGAATGAGCTGATGTCCGTAATCATGCAGAAACGACAGGCAGCCGAAATGCGTAATGCCGCTATGGCCGGCCCCCCTCCTGGCGGGCCTCCTGGGCCTGGCGCTCCTATGCCGCCGGGGCCTCCTCCGGGAGGCCCGCCTACGGCTAACCCCGCAGTGATGCCGAATGCCATGATGGGCGTTCCACCGCCCCAGCCCACTCCACAGGCCGGCCCGTTAGTGCCTCCGGGCACACCCAGGCCGGGCGCACAGGGAGGTCCATAGATGCCTAACGGGCCATTTGGTGAGTATTTCCATATACCTTTCATTGCAGCCAACGCCTGGACGGGACACCCGGGTGGTGTCACCTACGAGATGTATGAGAACAAAAGCACCGACTTCGATGCTGCGATGAACAACTACGTCACCGCGACCAGTGATTTCGGCGAGGAAGAGGACTGGATGTGGGAAGAGGACGAGGACGCAGTGGACAAGGCTATCTTCCAGTTGAAGAAGGGCCCTGCCGCCCCTGGTTCTTTCATGACCCCTTTCGGCCCGGCACTGGCCGACGAGGCCATCGCAGAGGTGGTACAGGAATACCCCGGAGCCGGGGAACTGACCGGGGATATGCAGGAGATGTTTGATGCCGCCGAGGACTTCATAGAGGACGGCGGTGAGGACTTTGACGACTTTGTGTACGAGCTGGAGGACTTTGCGGAGGAAAGCGGCAACGATATCTGGAGTGTTATATCTGGCGCCGGCAGCGCCATAGCCGATAAAGTTCAGGATCTGGCGCTGGGGGCAATTGACCTAGCCTTTGGCGAACCTGACCCCGTATATGCGGGGGATGAGTTCACTGGTTCTCCACTGGCTGTACCCACGTTATCAACGACTCCCGTGCCTGAACCCAAGGAAGAGGGCGACAGCATTTGGGATAAATTCATGGATGTGCTGACCGTTACAGGGACAGCAGAGATGCAGGGGGGGCCGGCATTGGTAGAGGCCGGGATGGACTGGCTTGGGGACACGGCAGAAAACTACTTTGAAATAGTAGGCGAGACTGCTACGTTTAAGAACGCAGTGGATTCAGCGGCCTTAGACTATGTATTTGGCGAGGGAACATCACCAGCGACGGACGCTAAGTTTGCCAAGATTGAGGACGACAAGTATTTCAAGGACTCCATCAAGGAACTGGATCTGCAACTGAACAATGAAGGACTGCCCGCCATGTTGGCCTTCATCGAGGCAGAGCTTGGTGGTGCTGTTGACCAGGATGTTGTAGAGGACTGGGTAGATATCCTGCGACAGCGCGGTGATGAGTTCTCCCTGGCAGCGGCTGACGACATAGCCATAACACTAGACCGCTCTATGATAGGCGGTATGGGGCTGGAGCCCCCAGACGTTACCGAGCCAGCAGTCGGCCTAGGCACAGAGACTACTCCGACTACCCTGGCTGAGGATATTTCGAAAAGTTACTGGACCCCTGGCGGGGGGGTTACTGGACCTGCAGCCACAACGCCTTCCGGGGTCACGCTCGAACAGGACATTGGCGCAGGGGACGAGGCCACAACGACAGTTGAGCCGGACGTCGAGGCAGGCGCCGATGTGCCGCTAGGCGACGAAGGCGATGCTGAAGAATCATTAGACGTTGATACGCCTATCGCAGACTACGAGACTCAGTTTAACCGATACTTTAGCACACTAGGGGGTTCCAGCAGATATGAGGCGCAGCAGGGCAAACGCGCCCTGTTCAGGGATGCGGAGATGCTGTTCTACCTCAACAAGGACTGGAGCGACCGAGAGTGGCTGGACCCCGCTACCTTGGAATACGATCCCGATATACAAGGTGCGCCGTGGGAGATCGAAGACCCGGCTCACGTTGAAAAGGAAGAAGATTTCTTCTATAGCTGGCTTGACACAGATTATTTCGGGAAACCACAAGAGCGGTATGGGCCTGACTTCTATGAATCGGTATGGACTCTCCGGAATGATATGCACAAAATCCGCAATATATCCGAAGATGACTTCTATGAGCAACTTGGGTCGAATAAGATCACATACGATCTTGCCACGGACAGGGCTGCTTTTATGCGTGGTGATGACTTTAGCAACTACCGTTTGGCCTCACTGGTGTCGGCATACAACATTCATCCCGGTGCGGACACATGGATGAAGCAAGAGATGCGCCGGACGTATGCAGATGCGCTCACATGGTGGGTTAATGACGGGCGCAAGCCAGAAGACTTTATGTATACCTTTGTGAAGGACGAACCGGGTACGGAGGGGGCACCCCCGGGACAACCCCAAGTTGTAGGGTAGCCGAATTGATAAGGAGGCGTGATTATGCTGAGGCAAGAAACGAATGGCACTTGGTCCGTCGTCGATGATAACACGGGCGAGGTAACATCTAACCATCCCACACATGGAGAGGCAACATTATTTTCGCAGTCAGGCTCTAGCCCCACAGAAGCCTTTGCGCCCACGACCCACGTCCAGACGGCAATGGAAGCAGCGGGCATACCTTGGGATGCGCGTATGCCCGAGCAGCAATTCAGGCAGTATGCCGGACAGCAGTTCCAGCCTGGCCTGAACTATCTCAGGAGCGCATTCTATGGGATGCAGGACCCCCTGATGCAACAGTATTACCTGGGCGCGCCACAGATGGAGCAGCCCTTTGGGGGTTTCGGGCAATTCATGGGACAGCGAGGTGCAGCAACCTATGGGGATGCTGCCGCATGGAATCCCTACAGCTATACGGCACCCGAAGGCGCATATGTAAACGACGTCCTACCGAAAGGATGGGCGCCGTCATTGCGTGGCATGGCCGCGAGGGCATCGGCTGCGGCCAGTCTGACCCCGGGGCAGTTTTTACAGTATGTAGACCCGCAGGCAGGATATGCAGGCCCGGCAATCACAGAGCAGACACAGGGCCTTCTTGGCAGCCTAACGCCGGAACAGCAGCTCTGGTACAGGCGGGTATATGGGACATCAGAGGAGTCTGAGGCTAACAGGATGGCGCTTGCGAATCTGATGGCCCTACAGAGGTCGCCTGTTGATGGGGTAGCACAGCCGATGTACGGCGGTGCCCTCGGGCAGGCCGTAACCGGGGCGCTGAATGAAATGTACTCGCAGGTTATGGCCAGAGATCCCGGTGCGAACTTCCTTGATTGGTATATGCAGCGCACAGTCGATAGGCCGGGTGCGGGGGGGTTCCTAACCAGAACCGCAACCACATAAAGGGGGGATGATATGGCTAATGGCAATAATGCTTTCGCGGACTGGCTCGCCGGTGGTGACTGGGGCAGTCTCTTGTTAACGCAAATGCCGCAGGCTGCATACTACAGTTCACCCGTGGGAGGCCAGTTCGCACAGCAAAGCCCTCGCAAGGGGCGCTACTATCAACAGGCGTACCAGGATGTCTTCAGTGACTATCTTGGTACTATCGGGTCTGCTCTCCGCACGGGCACAGAGCCGGCCACGTTTGACGCATTCCTTGACAAAGATCCGTGGACAGCAAGGTATGGCCGACTGCCTCAGTTCGAGAGGGGTGTCACCCGTACTTACACCGATCCCAGGACTAGGTTTATCTTTTACTAATGCCGTCTCCGGAAGAAATAGAACGCCGTAGAAGGCGCAATGCGGCACGGGCCCAGCAGAAGGCTGAGGCCGCGCAGCAACAACCGACGGGGGGCCTTGGGCTCTATCGTCGTGCCGTCCAACCGGTGCTTGAGTTCATTGAGCCATATATAGAATATGGGCGGCGTGTGGGCGTGGAATTGCCACAGAGGTGGGGTGAAACA